CGGGGCCGTCCGGCATGGCCTCCATGGCCGATACGACCTCGACGCCCTTCTTCCTAAGCTCGTGCTTGTATGCCGGGGCGTCGTACTCGTCGCGCGAGAAGCGGTCCATCATGTACACGAGCACGATGTCCGACTCGCCCGCGTTGGCAATCATCTTCTGGAACTGCGGGCGGTCGTCGCTGCGGCCGCTCATGGCGTAGTCGGAGTACTCACCGACGATGGCGTATCCCTCGCGCGCGCACCAGTCGCGGCAGACGCGCAGCTGGTCGTCAATCGAGGCCTCGCGCTGCTTCGAGCACGAGAAGCGGGCATAGATAACCGCAGTCTTCATATCTTCTGGCATAATCGAATCGCCCCTCCAACGGGCGGCTATCTGGTAAACCCCGCAGCAGCGTTGGCGCGCTTCGACCTGCGGGGTTTCACTTTGCCGTTACCAGACCTGGGCGTATACCTCGAACGAGGAGTGCTCGGGCATGTTGAAGCAGGAAATCTCGAACGGCTCGGACTCGCCCTTGGACGGGGTATCGACGAACGTCGTGTTTCCGTAGTTGATGGCCCCGGAGGCGTCGCGAGCAATCACGGAGACGGCGACCTGGCTGTACTGCTTCTTGTCCAGATCGTAGTTGGCGGTCAACTCGCCTGTGTACGAGACGCCGCCGTACGAGTCAGGCACCTCAGCCGTGTTCGATACGGTAAAGACGTCTTCGTCCAGCGTCTGGCTGTCTACCCAGCTCGGCTCATTCGCCTTAAACTCGACCGTTGCGGGAGCGGTGCCGTTTCCCGCCTGGAAACCGTAGTGTACGGTCTCACCGGGGAGGACGACGAACAGGGTCTGCTTGTCGGAGAAGACGATGGAGCCGTCCTCGGCCTTGCCCGTTATCGTCACCGTAGGCATCTGGGCCTCGACGTCCTTGTTGGGGTTCTTCAGCGCGAAGCCGTAGTAGACCCACCCGTCGCCGACCACCGACCAGCCGGACTCCGTTATCTCCAGCGGCTCGGGGCCGTTTTTCGCCTCGACCTCCTTCGCCTCTCCGTAGGACTGCTGCCCGGAACCGGGCTGCTGGCCGCTCGAGCACCCCGCCAACGGGATGAGCGAGGCCGTGGCCATGGCGGCCAGGAACGTCCTGCGTGTGATCATCTCTTACTCCTTCCCTTGTGCCGCCCGCAGTTCGTGGGCGGTTACCAATAGAACCTTCTTATAGGGCGCGGTTAGCCCTCGATATGTGTCAATGAGGTCACGCTCGTCATTGGAGATGAGCGCAAGGTCGGGACCGTCGTCATTCCGCCCGACCAGCTCGTCGAGCGTGATTCCATAGCGGTCAGCCAAAGCGCAGAGAACGTCCAAGTCAGGGTCGCGGACCTCGCGCTCGTAGTTCTGGTACGTCTTTTTCGGGATACCGAGGTAGTCGGCTACCTGCTCCTGGGTGAGGCCGTTCATGCGCCTGTATAGCTTGAGTTCCATGGACGCGCTCCTTTCTGCCTTAGCACGAAGATACCCAAAATGTGGACTTTTATCAATATATCTTCTTGCTACATCCACATAATGGTGGTATAGTTCCCTCATGAGGTACCAAAAACGGGCACTTAATCAGAAAGGAGACAAGGATGAAGAACAACATCGCATCGGAGCGAGTCCGCTTGGGCATGTCCCAGCAGGACCTTGCCGACGAGCTCGAGGTTTCCCGCGACTCGGTGAAGGCCTGGGAGGCCGGTCGTACGTCCATCAAGAGCACGTTGCTCATCTCGATGGCCGACATCTTCGACTGCAGCCTCGACTACCTCATGGCTCGCTCGAACGAGCGCCTTATCAAGAATGCGGTGGCGTAATGCCCCGTAACCAGAGGCTCGACATCATGAGCCGGAAGTTGCAGCGCCGCTTCAAGTCTTGGAAGGGACGCCGGGCGTAATGACGTGGACGAGCAGCGAAGTCCGCTACCTCGAGGAGCACGCCGGGGACGGCCCAGAGGCGATAGCCGAGGCACTCGGCAAAACGGTCGGCGCGGTGAAGATGCAAGCGATGCGTTACGGACTCTCACTCCGCAAGCGCTGGCTCTGCCCCAAGTGCGGCAGGGAGACCTTCAAGCCGCTGTCGAACCGGACTGGTTGGTGCGTCTCCTGCACGAGGGAGCAGCGCGCCTCCGAGATCGCCGAGCAGGTGCGGGCGATGGAGGAGGAGGTGAGGAGGGAGGACAAGGCTAACAGGGAGCGCCAGCGGCTCTACAGCCGCAAATACCGCGCTAAAAAGCAAATCAATGAAACGTTTTTGTTACCCGAGAACCAAGAAACGGAGGAAGAATGACCCCTCAAAACAAATACGCGGGCACCCCCAGCAACCACACCAAGAGCGCCCGCACGTCCAACAGGACTCCCCGCATCGTAGCACGCGAGGGCTACCGCCTGCCAGCGCAGGAGCAGGCCGACAGGCAGAGGGACGCCTTCAGGGCCGGGCTTCTGGTCGGCATCACCGTGACGGCGCTCGCCATGTGCGCGCTGCTGTGGCTCTGGATTATCCCGACCATGGACGGCGCGGTGCACAGCGCCCAAGCCGCATACGAGGCGGTGGGCGTCCATGCGTAACGACGAGCGCTACAACCCCAAGCCCCAGAGCGGCCAGCTCGAGATATTCGGCCTCGGGGCCAAGGGCGAGGCCGACGCGGAGGACGCGCGCCGCTGGATTGACGAGAACCCAGGCGCATGGAACTACATGGTCGAGAACGCCGTGAGGCTCTCCAAGAAGGGCTACGTGAGCGCCAACTACCTCGTGAACATGGTCCGCAACGAGCTGCACGTGGGCGTGCGCAACGGCCTCGCGCCGTCATTCGCCCGAATCATGGAGGCGCGCTACCCCAGCCTCAAGAACGCCTTCAACAAGCACCGCAGCCAGTCCGACGGGTTCACGGCATGAGCTGGGTCAGACACAAGGAGCGCTCCATGACCTTCCAGTTGGAGCTGGAGAAGATCGTGGGCAAGGAGCGCCACCGGACCGACCCGCGAACCGGACGCAACTACACCCCGAAGCAGACGAGGCTCGCCGAGGAGGCCGTGCGCAAGGCCTACAGGGCCGAGCACGAGGACCACGGGGACTTCGACGGAATCGTGACCGTCGCCATCGAGACCTTCAGGCCCCTGGCCAAGAGCAACCCGAAGTACTGGGTGGGCCGCGCCGACCTCGGCAAGCCCGACTGGGACAACATCGGCAAGCTCATATGCGACGCGCTCAACGGCGTCGCGTACACGGACGACGCCCACGTGGTGATGGGTGGCGTCCAGAAGGGATGCCGCACGCCATACGGCACGCCGCCGCTGGCAAAGGTGTGCATCACCCACTTCACCGAGGAATACATAAAGGAGAAAAAGAAATGAACGACAAGTACTTCAACGCCAACCTCTTCGAGGAACTCCCGGCGGACCACTTCCACAAGAAGGTGCTCGAGCGCGCCACCTGCATCGCTAGCAACCTCATGTTCGATGCGGCCCACCCCGACCACACCGGTGGCGTGAAGAGCGCCAACGCCTACCACATGATGATCGCGCTGTGCGAGGCCGGGCTCGCGAAGCTCGACGAGAAGGACGTGGCAGAGAGCCGCGAGTTCGTCGCCAAGGTGATCGCGCCGGTCACCAAGGAGAACGAGCGCGAGATGTGCCGCGAGTTCATGGCCGCCATTTTCGGCATCAAATAGGAGGCGCGCATGGAACCCATGGAGATCAGGGCCAACTTCAAGCAGGCGACGGTCAAGGGCGGCACGGCCGTGCTGCAGCTCGAGATTCTGACGAGCGACGCCAACGCCTTCCCCATCCTCAAGCTCTCCGGCAAGCCCGTCGTCCTGACGGTGGCCGACATCCAGGACGAGCTGCCGCTCGACTACGACGAGGACGAGGGCGAGCCGCCCCCGTTCGACCGACCGGCGAACGTGGACGCGGAGACGGGAGAGGTATACGAGGTCATCACGGACGAGGCGCGAATGATTGGAGACGGTGAGTAATGGAGTACACGCAGGACGAGAGGCTGGCCGTGCTCACGGCCATGCAGAAGCAAATCAAGCCCGCGCTCGACGAGGCCAAGGCCATCGCGCGGCAGGAAATCATGGAGGGCTTCGCCGAGACCCACACCGACCGCCGCGCCATCATCGTCGGCGACGAGAAGGTCGGCGAGATCGGCATCAGCTACAGCAAGGCGGCCCCGGTAATCCTCAAGGAGCGCATGGACGAGGCCGTGGCCTTCCTCGACTCCATCGGCATGGTGGACATCGTGCCCAAGAAGGGCTGGGAGGCCCACTTCGCCAAGGCCGGGGACAAGGTCGTGTGCACCGACACGGGCGAGACGGTCGACTGGGCCATGTGGTGCCCAAAGTCGCCCAAGACCGCAGCGGTGCGCGGCTGCGACCCCGAGGACGTCATGCAGGCGCTCGGACCGCGCGTCGAGGGAATGAGCGCGGCCGCCCTGCTCGGGGACGGTGAGCTGTAATGGCCCAGACGGCGAAACCGGACACGTTCAGCCCGACCGCGCTGTTCACCCAGCTGCTCGCGGAGGCGCAGGCCGAGATGGTCAATCCGCCCAAGAGCAAGACGGGCCAGAAGGGATACCAGACCTACTCGTACTCCCCGCTGGACGTGGTCCTGAACATCATCAGGCCGCCGCTGAACAAGCGCGGAATCTTCTTCTACCAGCGCTCCGAGGTGGCAGCCGGAGGCAAGGGGATGCTCGTGAACACCATCGTGGCCTACGGCGACGAGGAACGCGTCCTCGACGTGAAGCCGTACGAGTACGACAGCGACCCGCAGACGTTCGGCAAGCGCGAGACCTACGCCCGCCGATATTCCGCGCTCATGGCCTTCGGCCTCGTGGGCGAGGAGGACACCGACGGCGACACAGGCCCCAAGGAGACCAAGGAGAAGGCCCCGGAGAGGCAGCGACCGAGCAAGCGCAAGGTGATGCTCGCCAAGATAGCGAAGCTCAAGGCCGAGTGCATCCAGAACGGCGTCAAGGATGAGGGCCTCCGCGCGTACGAGAAGGCCAACTTCGGCACCGACGACACGGCCAAGCTCACCGACGGGCAGCTCGAGGAACTCGGCAAGCATCTGGCCCAGATGGCCAGGGACAGTAAGGAGATTGACTAGTGAGCAGCGGAATCAACACGGTCGCCATCAGCGGCAACCTCGGGCGCGACCCCGAGCTGCGGGCCACGCAGACGGGCACGCAGGTGCTCCGGTTCTCGGTGTGCGTCAACGAGCGCCGTAAGGTCGGCGACGAGTGGCAGGACGTGCCCAACTGGGTCGACGTCACCGTTTTCGGCAAGCGTGCCGAGGCGCTCAACCGCTACCTGTCCAAGGGCACGCACGTTTGCGTCCAGGGCAGGCTGCGCCAGAGCAAGTGGGAGAAGGACGGCCAGAAGCACAGCCGCCTCGAGGTGATCGCGGACAACGTCACGTTCTCCGGCGGGGCCAAGCGCGACGACGTGCCCGACGAGGTCTACGACGACGATTGCCCGTTCTAAGGAGGAGCGATGGAGCAGTATTCGATTCTCGACCTCGCGCTTGAGGTCTACATTCCCGGCGCGCACGGCTACGGGTGCACCGAGGGCCAGTGCGTCTACACGGTCACCAACGGCCAGGCGCTCCTGGTCGAGGCGAAGGTCAAGCGCTCGCGCGGCAACGACGCCGCGCCGAAGGTCAACAAGAAGCGCCTGCAGCGCGTGGCCATGTGCTTCGCCGCCGACCACCCCGAGGTCGAGGCCATCAGCTTCGACGTGCTCGAGGTGATCGTGGGCAGCGAGGCCACCCTGACGTTCAACGCGGCCAAGGCCGCCTTCGCCTGGGAGCGATGACATGGAGGAGTCCCAATTCAAGTGGCTTCCCAAGTTCACCGCAGCCTGCGCCAAGGCACCGGAGGAGCAGCGAGGAAAGCTCCTCTGGGCCTTGGCCCAGTACGGCACCTACGGCATCGAGCCGGAGCTGGAGTGGCCGCTCGATGCCATCTTCGCCAGCGTCCGCGAGGACATCGACTACTCGAAACGGTGCATAGCGGCAGGCAAAACGGGTGGACGAGGTAACAGAAAGCCCCCTTTAGACGGTGCTAAACCCCCCTTTAGCGAAGCCGAAACCCCAAACGACGAGCCGGAAGGAAACGACGAACCCCTTTCGGATACGCAAAAGGGTGACGGAGACGACGCCGAAGCCAAAGCAAAGCAAGGCAAGGCAAAGCAAGGCAAGGCAAAGCAAGGCAAGGCAAAGCAAGGCAAGGCAGTTAGTAAGAGGTTCGTCAAACCCGCGCTCGCGGAAGTCGAGGAGTACGTCTCGGCCAAGGGCTACACGTTCAGCCCCGAGGCGTTCTGGAGCTACTACGAGACAGTCGGGTGGAAGGTCGGCAGCAAGCCGATGAAGAACTGGAAGGCCGCGTGCTCGACGTGGCAGCAGCGCGAGCCGAAGAAGGAGGCAGGCCATGATGCGTACTCAAATCTCTGACGTGCTCATGCCCGACGGGGCGCGCGAGCAGATCGCCGCAATCATGCGCTCCCGCCTCCGCAAGGCCGGGCTTCGCGGCCCCTACGCCGAGGCCGACTGCGACCTCGGCAAGCGCATGGCCAAGCTCGCCGGGAAGGGCGAGGGAGCCTACCTCTGGGGCGAGCCGGGCACGGGCAAGACCTATGCCGCCGCCTGCGCCGTCCGGCTGGCCGTTCTGGACGGGACCAGCGCCAAGCTGGTCACCACGAGCCGCCTGCTCGACGACATCCGCGCCGAGTACGACGGCGGCGAGCGCGGGGCGCTCCGCAGGGCCGAGCGGTACAGGTTTCTCGCCCTGGACGACCTCGGGGCCGAGCGCCCGACCGAGTGGGCCATCGAGACGCTGACGCGCCTCATCGACACCCGAGTGGCCGAGGGCCTGCCCACCATCGTCACGAGCAACTACCGCATCGGCCAGATCAGGGACCTCTGGGGAGGCATGGCCGGAAAGCGCGTCGCATCGCGCCTCGCCGGGGCGTGCAGGCCCATCGAGGTCAAGGGACAGGACAGGAGGCTCGGATGATAGTGAGCGCATCGCAGCTCCGTGGAGTCCCGAAGGACCGCGCGGAGCTCTACGGCAAGCCCCACGTCGGCGCGCGCTACGTCGGCAACCGCTACGAGCTGACCGCCGAGCGCTGCGGAATCTGCGGGCGGCAGGCCACGAACTGCCACCACATCGTGCCGAGGCGCTGCGGGGACTTCGCCCTCGTCACGCCCAGGGGCACGTGGCGGCTGCGCTCGCCGCTGATCGCCCTGTGCGGGAGCGGCACCACGGGATGCCACGACGGGTTCCACGGCGGGGCGAGATATAGGCCCGAGTGGGTGTGGGACGAGCCGGAGTTCGAGGAGGCGTGGTGGGACGGCACGCTGCTGTGCGAGCACGAGCCGCACGACCCAGCGCTCTACGCCTACGGACACTGGGCGATAGCCGATACCAAGACCGGACGAACAATCGAGATAACGGAGGGTTAGACATGGAAATCACCAACTGCGAGCAGTACGTGCTCGCCGAGCTGGACTACGAGCAGCGCCGAAACGAGCGCCTCGTGGCCGAGAACAACAAGCTGGCCAAGCAGCTCGACGCCATGACAAAGCGGGCGAACGGATACCGCCGGATCATCAACCGCCCAAAGACGCCTATCGAGGCGCTGGCCGACGAGGTCATGCACGAGGAGATGCTGGTCCGCTTCTCCTACGCCCACGTGACGGACGTTAAGGACCTGTACACCGGAAAGCTGCTCGACTTCGACGAATGGTGCCACCAGGCGGTGCGACTGATTCTGCTGCCGGACGACATCAGCGAGGAGGAACTCATCCGGTTCATGTGCCGGGACCTCAGAAAGGTCTACGACGAGAAGGTGGCCGAATGTACCGAGTAGAGGCCGTCGTGTTCGACAAGAGCGACGGGGGCAGGCCGAGGCCGTCGAGCGGTGCCTTCTACGACGTCTGCGCGGGGAGCTTCGAGAAGTGCATGGAGTTCATCCGCGCCAACGCCGTGACCCCGCCGGACTGCCTGCCGACCTTCTACCGCATCGTCCATGAATAGGGCGTGCGCGGGGCAGACGGCCCTCGACCTCTTCCCCGCGCCTCCCCGCGACCACGTCGAGGACACCCTCGAGTGGATGTGCGACGTGCACGGGTGCGTCAGGGGCGAGATAGAGGGCGAGGTCCGCGAGCTGTACCGGGACTTCGGCACCGTGGAGGCGTTCGACCGCTGCAAGGCGCTGGTCCACTTCCGCAACGGGAAGAGGTGCAACGAGCCGCTCGGGCGCACCACCCCACGGCAGATAGGCGTGTTCGACCACGGCGTGGAGGTCCACACGGTGTGGGACCGATGCTGGGCGGCGACCCACGGCCTGCCGATGGGGCAGGTGTTCAGATTGAGAAGCTGGGACTACGGCCGAAAGAGGCCAGGGAGCTGGATGGAATGAGGAGACCGACCGGGGAGGACGCCATAAGGGCCGCAGCGCTGCTGCTTAGCATCCCGCTGCTTTTGGCGTGCCTCCCGCTCATCGCATACGACTGGATTAAGGAGAGGAAGAAATGAACGAGATCACTACCGAGGAGAGGCTCCGCATCGTCGAGGAGCTGAACCGCACGGCCAACGACAGCCTGGGCGGCGAGAGCCTCCAGCGCGCGCTGGCCAGAATCACCGGGGCGGAGGACACGAGCTGGCGCGGGGTCATGCGCCGCGTCGCCGAGCTGGCGTACCGCACGACGACGCAGGTGCAGGTGGCCCCAGACGGCCGATACCACTGCTTCGCCTGCGGCCACGACGGCAGGACCGAACCCACGGGCGGCCTGAACTACTGCGAGCAGTGCGGGGCGGAGGTGACCAACTGATGGATAGGCCCGACATCTACACGGACGGGGTGAGGCCTGAACGCTGCGCCAACTGCGGCCACGTCATCGTGACCGAGCTGCACACCATCCACGGCGTGGAGCGCATCGAGTACGACTGCGCCCGCAGGCCCGAGTTCGTCCACCGCACCCAAGGCGAGGCCCACTGCAACTACTGGACCGACGGCAGATACCGTTACGAGGTGAAGCGATGAGGCATTACGAGTTGAGCATCAGGCCGTTCAGGCAGGTGGCGTGCGACAAGGAGCAGGCGCTCAAGCCGCTCGAGGAGGCCGCCGAGATTTACGGCGCGTGGCAGGAGCTGACCATCCACAACGGGGTGACGCCCGATGCCGACGCGCGCAGGGCGATGCTGCGCGACTACGTCATCGACGAGTGCGTGGACACCATCCAGGCGGCCGTCAACATGCTCGCGGCGCTCACCGTCGAGCAGGGTGAGATCGACATGGCCATCGGCCGGATGGATGCCCGCAACGACCTGCGCGGCAGGTTCTAGAAAGGAGGAGCGATGGCGAACAGCAAGCTACCAAGGGATGCCGAGGGGCGCGAGATTCCGCTGGATACCGAGTGCCTGTACACATACAAAGGTGAAAAGCAGGACGTGCTCGTCTTCACGTACGACCGAAAAGAAGACATATGGGAAATTGAGACCGATACGCGGATTGTCAACTCTATTTACCTCTACCTCATCCCGCCCGACAGCTGGGAGAAGCTGGAGAAAGACTTGGACAGGTGCATTAAGGCAGACAGCCTTTGCGCGTACCGCAAGTCAGAAGAATGCTCCACGTGCGTCCTGCCAAGGGATAGTCAATGCCATTGCGATTCGCTGGCACTCGAGGCCATCAAGGAGCGCATCCGCAAACTGAGGGGTGAGAACCAATGACGACGCATCGACTCAAGGTCCTTATCAAATATGCCGACGCAATCATGAACGGCACCAAGACGTTCGAGGTCCGCAAGAACGACCGGGGCTACGAGGTCGGCGACAAGATCGTATTCGACGTTGTCACGAACGAAGGCTACGCCGTCGGGGCGGCGGCAAGGCACCCACTCAACGGGGCGACCTACCGAATCGACTACATCCTCGACGACTTCGAGGGCCTCGCGCAGAAGTACGTGGCGCTTGCCATATCCAAGGAGGACAAATGAACGAGCTGAAGCTCAAGAAATGCCCGTTCTGCGGCGGGCTTGCCGAGATAGTGGATAACAGTCGATACATCCCCGGCACCTACTTCGTGAGCTGCCGATGGTGCGGCGCGCGGACGGACTACGAGGGGCGCAAGGAGAACGCCGCAGAACTTTGGAACGGAAGGGTTGAGCCAAATGGCAACTGACGAACGGAGACGCAAGGTCGCGGCGGAACTGCGAGAGCTCGCGGAGAACCGCCATTACGTCGACGAGTACATCGCGGCCGACACGGTCGGGTTCTATCGAGGCGAGGCAGTGGAGGGTTTCGATTCCGACAGCCTCCTGGAGGTTGCCGACCTCATCGACCGCCCGGCCTGCAGAATCATCCTCGCGAGAGAGCTACGCACGGCCTACGGTAAGCCGATCACCGGGATAAACGCCTACATACTGTCGTGCGGGCACCAGGCGGTCGGGTTCGAGAAGCCGAGGTATTGCCCGGAATGCGGGGAGGAAGTGGGCGAATGACTGACCGTGGACTGTACAAGCGCTGCCCATGCTGCGGCACCACCGAGCATCTGGGCGAGTTCGTGAGCTACGCCAAGAATGGAGCCATATTGCAGTTCGTGGCCTGCGCCTCGTGCGGTGCGTTCGGAGACGTCGGCCTGATGGATGCCGTCGAAGCGCGCGACCGATGGAACCGGGGGCCTATCCAGATACGGGCGGAGGTGGCCTGATGGACACGATGGAGGACATCCTCGCGGACTGCAACGAGGTGTTCCGCTACGACGAGACGAGGCCGCAGGACCGCGCCCACACGTACCTCAAGGAGCACAGGGTCTGCCGGGGATACGACGACACGGCCATGGAGCGCGCCGCGCAGGACATGATCGAGCGCGCATACACGGTCGGCCGGATGGAGAGCAGCAAGGCGGTGGCGAGGGAGACCGCGCGCATCATCGCCGAGGGAATAGCGAAGGAGCTGGGCATCACGCCCGGAGAGGAGTAGAGATGAGATTCGAGATCACCGAGGTCCACGTGGTGGACATCCCCGACAGCGAGGTCGAGGAGATGGAGAACCCGCTGGAGGAGATCAAGGACGACGCGCACTGGTTCATCGAGACCTACGAGCGCGAGGCATGGTGCGAGGAGGTGACCCGCCTTGGCCGCCAGCTGTGACCCGGGATACAACCTCCCGGACGGATGCACCGACGCGGCCATCGACAGGCACTTCGGAGGCGGGCCGACGTGCGCCGAGTGCGTCAAGATGCACGAGTGCTGCTGCGACTACGGAATCTGCGAGATAGAGTTCGACAACGCGTTCTGGGATAGGTTCGACGGGACGGAGCCGCACCCGAGCGACGTGGCCCACTGGGCGCTCCCGTGGATAGCGGACCACATGAGGGACATGCAGGAGGCGGCGTGCGAGACCTTCGTGAGCTACTAGCGCTGGCCCTTTTGGCGGCGGCCCTGCTGGCGGCATGGGCGTGGACGGTCCGCGCCCTCGCCGCAGGGCTCCTCCTGCTCGCATTCATGGCACTATAGGAGGGACACATGATCGACTGGAAGAGGGCGGGCGGATGCCTGCTCATCATCGCGGCCTGCCTCGCCATAGACGCGGCAGCGGCGGCCGTGATGTTCAAGATGCTGCTGGCGCTGTCGGCGGCGATTGGAGTGGGATAGATGGACAACGGGAAACAGTACGACCAGCACAGGGTCGAGCAGGGAATCACGGCGGCGCTGGAGGCATTCAAGCTGCTGGGCCTCACGCCGCTGGAGATATTCCAGGCGAGCCGCAGCATCAGCCTGGGCGTGGCCGCCAAGGCCAAGGCCGAGAGCGGGAGGCGCGAGCTGTGAGCGTGTACTGCCCGCACTGCGGCCGCACGCACCCCGAGGGCCAGCGCTGCCCGTGCAGGCCGAGGCCCAAGCGCAGGCCGACGGAGGGCGACGCCACGAGGGCCGAGCGCGAGCCATGGCGCGCCGAGTACTCCTCGGCCGCGTACCGCAAGGCGAGGCAGAAGGCCATCGGCAGGCAGCTCGGCAGGTGCGCCGACTGCGGCAGGGTGTGCGCGGAGTACCGCGACGGCCGCTGGTACACGGCTGGCATGGGCGGCGAGGTGGACCACGGCCGCGCGCTGTGCGAGGGCGGCGGCAGCGAGGTGGAGAACCTCACGCTGCGGTGCAAGAGCTGCCACAAGAAGCGCGATGATGCACGCAGGGCGGCGAACAGATAGCTTTTATGCACAAGGGTGTGGCCTCGGACGGGGCTGCACCCTTTTTTATGCACGACCCCCTACCCCCTCGGAAAATCGGGTTTCTTTCCCCCTACCCCGCGCGCCCCTACCCCGCGCGTTTCGCCACGAAATTGGAGGTCGGGGGGGGGTTCAGTGCAACGCCAAGGCGAGGGCAAATCGCAACGCTAAATCTCACGCGGCCAATACCATCACGCCAGCAAGGGAAGGAGCGGCAATGAGACCAATGCCGGAACTGGAAGTGCGCGAGATGGCGGTCGCCGACCTCGTGCCCTACGCGAACAACGCCAAGATGCACCCAAGGGAGCAAATCGACCAGATCGCCGAGAGCATCAGCGAGTTCGGCAACTGCGACCCCATCGCCGTCTGGCACAACGATGACGGAGAGGCCGAAATCGTCGAGGGCCATGGCCGCGTGCTCGCGCTGAAGAAGCTGGGCATCGAGACGGCTCCGGTTATCTGCCTCGACCACCTGACGGACGAGCAGAGGCGCGCGTACACGCACGTCCACAACCAGACGACCCTGAACAGCGGCTTCGACTACCAGACGCTCGTCGAGGACATGGACAACCTAGACATGGACTGGGAAGCCCTCGGCTTTGCCGAGTTCATGCCGAAGTTCGACGACGATGAGGAGGAGCCGCAGGATGAGGAAGACGAGCGCGTGAAGCTCGCCGACCGCTTCGGTGTGGCACCGTTCTCCGTCCTGGACGCGCGCAAGGGCGATTGGGCCGACCGCAAGCACCAGTGGATGTCGCTCGGCATCCGCTCGGAACTCGGGCGCGGTGCCGCTCCGGGGTGGCACCCATGCCGCTTAACCGTGCGGGGGGGGTCGCTCGTAGACTCACCTACATCATCGACGCCAGCGCATCCGCATACAGGAAGTAAGACGCTTGGCGCTATAGCGCCGAACCAGAAGCACCTATTCGAGATCATGAAAGGCAAGTAATGGGAGTCCTTTTCAACAGCGCCTCGGGCCAAGACCCGCGCTACTACGAGAAAAAGGCGAAAGTCGAGAGAGAGGCATCTCGATGACTAACGCAGAGTTCGAGGCGTCGGGCCTCTACGACGGTTATTCGGGCAACGCCGGAACGCTGTCAGACTCCGGAACGTCGGTTTTCGACCCCGTCCTCTGCGAGCTCTCGTATGCCTGGTACACCAAGGAGGGCGATACGATCATCGACCCGTTCGCCGGAGGCTCCGTGCGCGGAATCGTGGCCGAGAAGATGGGGCGCTTCTACACTGGCGTCGAGCTTCGCGCCGAGCAGGTGGAGGCGAACATCATCCAGGGCTCCGAGCTTTGCGATGCCTGCCCGAAGTGGGTTCAAGGCGACAGCGCACATATCGACGAGCTGCTGCCCGAGGACGGCTTCGACTTCATGTTCACGTGCCCTCCGTACGCCGACCTCGAGGTGTACAGCGACGACCCTGCCGACATAAGCAACATGGGCATAGACGGTTTTCTCGAGATGTACGAGATCATCCTGCGCAAGACCGTGGAGAAGCTCGCCGACGACCGCTTCGCCGTCGTCGTAATAGGCGACGCACGAGGCAAGGACGGTTTCTACTACAACCTGCCCGGCAAGACGGTCGAGTTCATGGAGCGAGCCGGTGCGCGCTACTACAACGAGGCGATTCTTGTAACGCCTGCGGGGAGTCTGCCGATAAGGGCTGGAAGACAGTTCGCCGCTTCGCGTAAGCTCGGTAAGACCCATCAGAACGTGCTCACGTTCTGCAAGGGAGACCCGCGCGAGGCCGCAGGACGCCTCGGCGAGGTGGTGATTCCGGACCTTGAGGAGCAGGAATGAACTCTTACGACGAGGCGTGCTGGGCACGAGATATGTACCGGGCTGGACAGATAACCAGAGGCGAGGCCCAGCGCAGAATGGCCGCCTATAAATCAGAGTTCAACGCGAAATCGAGGGAAATAGCGAGAAAGCACGGCATGAGGCCCAAGCTGTTCAACTTCACCGCCTTCTGCCGATAGCAACAGCGCATGCGGCACCGTCGGGCGGCTGGCCCGTTACCCTCGCGGCCAAGATGGCCGATTGCCAGCCGTCCAGCGATGCCGCACCGTTGTCTTTGGAGGCAGATTTGATAAAGAGATGCGAGTCATGCGGGCGCGAGTTCCAGGCGAAACGGAGCACCGCCCGCTTCTGCTGCTCGACGTGCCGCAGCCACGCATACAGGGGCTACGCCTACCAGGGCGAGCTTCGGGCACCGGCACCAAACGCCGCCATGAGCGACGACGAGGTGCTCGAGGTAATCCAGCGCGCGCACGTCGCGGCCTCGGACATGTCCCGCGCATCACTCATGACCGCCGCCCCGCTGTGCCTATCCCTTAAGAAGGCCGCCAAGAAGATGGAGGACGCGCTGCGGGGTGAGGGCCTGTGAAGGGTGCCAAGCCTAAGCACGACGCCATCAGGCGCGGGATAACCGACGCATACGGGCTCGCCGCCAAGACCGACGCAGCCGGAGTCCTCATGCCCGAGGACATCGCCCTCGACCCCGTCCAGAGCGAGATATGGGCATGGCTGTGCCCGCCCGTGAACAACTTCTCCGAGCAGGATATTCCGACCCTGCGCCTCCTCACCTACTGGCACGCCGTGGCCGAGCAGGCACAGCAGGCCATCCACAGCGAGGACGGCCGCATAAACATCTTCGACAAGATCGGCGTGAAGCCGTACAAGACACCGGATGGGAGGGAGGTCCCGCTCGTGCGCAAGAACCCCGCGCTCACAATCCTCAAGGAGGCGTCGAGCGAGATTCGCGCCCTGTCCGACATGCTCGGCCTGTCGCCGCTCGCGCGCTCGCGCATCGGCCTCATGGACGCCACGACCGTCAAGACCGCAGCGGACACGGCGTCCATGTTCCGCTCAATCGACGCGGCCTACGAGCTGCCTGCGGAGGTAGTGGATGTATCGGACGCCGACTAGCTACACGCGCGAGGGCCTCGTCATGGCGCGCGATTACGAGCGCTGCTTCACCTCGATGTGCCGCCACGTCGCCAACGACTCCTACTACGCGCAGCCCTTCTATCTGGAGGAATTCCAGCGCGAGAATATCTGGAAACCGCTGTTCGCCTCGGGGGAAATGACCGCCAGGGGCTTCAAGCGCAAGTACCGCCGCGCCATCATCGGCCTGCCCTCCGGCTACGGCAAGTCGGAGATGTGCGCCGGAATCCTGCTCACCGTGGCCACGATGGAGCCTATCCACAACGGCCAGTACGGCATGGTGGCATCCACCAAGGACCAGATTCGCAACGTCTACGAGAAGATCTGCACGATGATCAAGCTCAACCCGACGTGGCGGGAGCAGTGGGACATCGGCAAGAACATCATCACGCACAAGGAGACCAACGCCAAAATCATGATTCTGCCGAACACGGCGGACGCGATGGAGTCGTGGCACTTCAACTTCCTGATATTCGACGAGCTTCACACCTACCCCGACTCGAAGGTCTGGGACGCCGGGGTCAAGGGCCAGAAGGTCCTGTGGAACCCGCTCACCGTGGGAATCACCACGGCCGGAGACAAGCGCGAGGGCTTCCTCTGGGAGATGTACAGCGACAAGGCCCGCCGAGACCCCGGCATGTACCTGTACTGGCTGGGCCTCGACGATGACGACGACATCGAGAAGCGCTCCGACTGGGAGAAGATCATGGTGGCCTCGTGGGTCAACTGGGAGAGCATCGAGGACCAGAGGGGAATGGCCGCATCCGCCCGCCAGTTCGAGCGCTACACGGCCAACCGATTCCCGAAGGACAACGACGCCTACTCGGTCTTCAAGGCCCCGCAGCTCGACCGCTGCGAGCGTGGAACGAACAAGTTCGACTTCACAAAGCCGTGGACGCTCGGAATCGACGGCGCAACGGCGGGCGACTCGTTCGCAATCATCGCGTACCAGAAGCGCAAGACCAAGAAGGGGCGGACCGTCTGCCTCACCAAGGAATGGGTCTTCGATACGCCGGACGAGGAGACGGGCCACTACGACTTCGAGCAGATAATCCAGCTCATCGCCGGGCTTTGCTCGGAGCACTGGCCGCAGGTCGTGGGAATCGACCCCAACCGCCTGATCGTCATGAACTCCCGCCTGCGCGATGTGTACGGAATCGAGACGGTCTCGTTCCCGCAAAACAACGCGACGATGTGCCAGGCCACATCAATCGTCGTGAACGCGGTCGAGGCGGGCGAGCTGCGCCTGCGCGGCTGCCCCAAGCTCCGCGCGCATCTGGCCAACACCGTCGAGATGAACCGCGAACCCTACGGCATGCGCTTCGGCAAGGACTCCAAGAAGTCCAAAATCGACGCGGCCATCGCGCTGGCGATAGCGGCCCTCGCATACGACAAGCTGGTGAGCGGCACGGAGTCCTACGTACCCGTCAGCTAATCTCACACGGCCCATACGATGCCCCCGACAGAAAGGGGACGTATGGGACGTTTCTACGACATGTTCTACAAGAGGGAGCCGGTTCAGCCCGAGGGCGTCGTGCACGTCACGCTGCCGCCGGGCTTCGCCACGCCGCACGGATACGGCGCGCTCATGTCCATCGACTTCGCCGCCTGCGAGCAGACCAAGGCGCGCAGCATGGCCAGCCTGCCCTTCTCGGTGATGCAGGCCGGGCGCGACGGCCACAAGCGTCTGGATAACCACCCGCTGGCCAAGATTCTCAACGGCATGGCCAACGAGGAGATGACCGCCGCGAAGCTCATGGACTGGACCGTGCTGCGCCGTGACACCTTCGGCAACGCCTACTGGTACGTCGAGTGGTTCAAGGGCAAGCCAGTGGCGATCTGGCCCATCACGGCCAGCGTGATGCACGACTACGACAAGGACGCGCCAAGGGGGAGGCGCACGCGCTACTACGTCTCGCCCGGTGACGACCACGTGCCCGCCGGGTGGTACTTCCCCGACGAGGTCGTGAACATCTCCACGCACATGACCAAGGACGGCGTGAGGGGCATCTCCCTCGCGCGCCTCGCGGCCGAGGAGATCGGCCTGTCCATCGACCTCGAGCGCTTCTACCGCTCCATGCTCCACAACGGCAACCACCAGCTCGGCCACGTCGAGGTGCCCGAGGGCCGCATGGACGAGAAGGACCTGAAGGCCCTCCGCGAGGCCGTGGACGCCAAGAGCGGCGTCAAGGAGGCGGGACGTGCTCCCATCTTCGGCTACGGAGCCAAGTGGGTGACGGACCAGCAGACGATGAAGGACGCCTCCGTTATCGAGCAGCAGAAATGGGTGCTCCATCAGGTCTGCCGCGCCTGCAACGTGCCCCCGTGGAAGGTCTACGACAGCGAGGGCGCGACGTACAACGGCGGCCAGCAGATGCGAATCGACTACGTGACCGACACCATCACGCCGGACGTGCGCGACCTCGAGATGGCGCTGCAACCCGTCCTCGACGCCTGCTACCAGAGCAACACCAAGGCCAAGTTCAAGCTGAACGGCCTCATGCGCGGAGACGACGCGGCCCGAACCCAGTACTACCGCGAGCTCGGCTACTTCGGCGCGATCACCCGCGCGGACGTGCGCGACCTCGAGGACATGGAACCCGTCGAGGGCATCGACCAGCCGCTGTTCCCGCTCAACTACGGAACCGTCAACGGTGACGGCACCGTGAACGTATTCAACGCAGACAAGCCGGACGGCACCGCCGACGGCACGCAGAAAGGGGCAACGAATGTTCCGAATCAAGAATGAGGCCGAGAAGGCCACCGTGTACCTCTACGGCACCATCGGCAGCGACTTCTGGTCCTCCGAGGAGTCGAACACGGCCAAGAACTTCGCCAGGGAGCTTGACGGCCTCAAGGGCAAGCCCGTCGACATCCGCATCGACTCCCTTGGCGGCGACGTCTACGAGGGATTCGCCATCGCCTCGGCCATCCAGCGCTACAAGGGCGAGACCACGGCCCACATCGACGGCATCGCGGCCTCCGCGGCCTCCTATATCGCAATGATGGCCGACAAGGTCGTCATGAGCAGCTTCGCCCAGCTGATGATCCACGACGCATGGACCTACGCGCAGGGCAACGCGCAGGAGCTGGCCGACGTCGTATCGCAGCTCGCAGCGCTCGACTCCACTATCGCCGGAATCATCTCCGCGCGCTCCGGCATGGAGCTGGCCGACGTCAAGAAGGCCATGGACGCGGAGACGTGGTACACGGCCGACGAGGCGCTCGAACTCGGCCTCGTCGACGAGAAGGTGGCCACCGAGAAGCGCGTGGCCGACGCGCTCGACCGCACGCTCATGGGCCGTTTCAAGCACGCGCCCGCCGACGCGTTCGAAAAATCTCACGCCGTGGATACAGTCGCCCGGAGCGAGGAGGGCTTCGTCCTCCTCGGCAACCACGTCTACCGTAAGGAGTAAGCATGCCGCTCAATTCCAAGCAGCTCTGGCAGGAGCGCAGCCGCCTCGCCGAGGAGCAGCACAAGGCCGCTGATTCCGGCGACCAGAACAAGGCCCTCATCATCGAGGGCCAGATTCAGCAGCTCGACCTGACCCTCGAGCACGTCATCGAGGAGGAGGACGCCGCCCGCAACGCACCCGCCCCCAAGGTCCCCACGCCCAAGGCGTCCTTCGCCGAGCGCATCCTCGGACCGCGCGACGAGTTCCGAGGCCTCTACCGTGGCTTCAAGAACGAGGCCACCGTCGTCACCGTCGGCGCGCCCACCGAGATCGAGCTGACCCTCGACCCGAAGCCCGACAGCCTGTTCGGCAGCTTCGCCGACACGCTGCGCGAGACCCCCGCCACCGGCTCCGTCACCTATAAGCAGCGCTCCACGCAGACGGGCATGCCCGCCACCTGGGGCGGCGTGGTCGACGGCACCTCCGCAGCCAAGGCCAAGGTCCTGTACTCCTACAAGGACGCCGTGGCCAACAAGGAGACCCTCGCCGGATACGTACCCGTCTCCGAGGACACGCTCAAGGACTACGACGAGCTTTTGAGCATCATCCAGCACGACCTCCTGCTCGACCTGAACAGCGTCACCGACGACCACATGTTCAGCGGCAACAACTCCACCGGCATCGTCGGCATCAAGAACACCACCGGCATCCTCGAGTTCGAGGAGCACGTCGGCGGCCTCTACTACGAGGCCATCCGCAAGATGCGCACCAAGGTCATGCTGACCGCCAAGCGCGTCCCGACCCACGTGCTCGTCTCCCCGATCATCAAGCAGGAGATTGACCTGTACAAGACCGAGACCGGCCTGTACCAGTCCATCACCGGCGACGTGCTCTGGGGCATGAAGGTCGTGGAAGACCCGAACTGCGACGGCCTGCTCGTGTACGACTCCTACGCAGCCGAGCGCCGCTCCATCCACGGCACCACGGTCGACGTCGACCGCATCAACGACCAGTTCATCCACAACGAGCTGTGCATCCGTGCCGAGCACACCAAGGCGCTGCAGGTCCGCTACCCCGACGCCTTCTGCTACGCCTCCAAGACGAACCTCGACACCGCCGCAGCGTAAGGGGGAGCCATGGAGACCTACACCTCACCCAAGCGCGTCGTGCGCGACGGCCACCTGGTCGCCTTCGAGGGCGAAGTCATGTCCACCGACGAGGCCGTGCGACGCGGCCTCGCCATCGAGGCCGTGAAGGCCCCCGAGCCGCAGGCCGAGGACCTGACCGTCAAGGAGATCAAGGCCAAGCTCGACGCCGAGGGCATCGAGTACCCCAAGGCGGCCAAGAAGGAAGAGCTTCTGGCCCTCCTCGAGGCCGACCTCTACGACGACGAGGAGGAGTAGCGGTGCTCGTCCAGCCCTACAGCACGCTGCGCGTCTCCTACACGGACGAGCTGACACTTGAGACGGAGGCCGCGCCCGACCGCGCGGCCCTCCTTTTGGGCAGCGGGACGTCCCTCGAGTACAGGCTCGAGGACGGAAAGCTGAAGCTCCCGCGCATCGCCGCGCCCGATTCCGTGCGAATCAACTGGTATCGCGGTGACGACCTGCTGTTCACCACGTTCCTCGCGATCGTCACGCGCCACTACTTCAGGCTCGAGCAGCTAAAGGGCATGGACGACACCGACGACTTCTCCGACGTGACCGAGGAGGAGTTCTGGGCCGCCCGCCAGGCGGCCACCGAGACGTTCGAGCGCAACGCGAGGCGCAGCTTCGTGCAGCAGATGGGCGTCACGGAGACCTATAGCGGCGGCTTCGTCTGGCTCGACCACAACGACGTGGCCGAGGTCCTCACCCCCGGCTGGTCGCTCGTGAGCGACTGCCAGGCGGTCGGCCCCGAGGGGCGCGCGACCATCCGCTACCGCTACGGCCTCACCGAGGTGCCAGAGCGCGTGAGCGAGGCCGTGCTGCGGCTCGCGGCCTACTACCTGCGGCCGTCGGCCACGCCCGAGAGGGCCACGGGCGAGGCCACCGACGCGGGCTTCATCCGCTACACGCTCGCCGGGCGCGACGGCGCGACGGGCCTGCCCGAGGTCGACGCGGCCATCGAGCAGTTCGGGCGTTGCAGGGCGGTGGTCATGTGATCGCCATGCCCTACGCCGACGCCGCCACGGCCCTGTTCGAGCGCGCGTCGCTCGTGCTCTCCGAGAGCGCGCTGGCGATGTACGGCGAGGGCGGCAAGGTGCCCGAGGTGCACGACCACATCCCGACGAAGCGCCCGCCGTTCCTCGCGTGGTGCGACCCGCTGGCCGACATGGACAGCACGACGGGCGGGGCCACGAGCGCCGAGTACGCCAAGCAGTTCACGCTGCACGTCTACCTGTTCGCCACGCACGCCAAGTTCGACGTCGCGCGCGAGAGCGTGCAGCGCTGGGTCAACTCGCTTTGCTACGGCATCGCCGCCGACGCGACTCTCGGCGGCGCGGTCGACTGCGCGATTCCGCGCATGAGCGATGCGGGCTACGACTCGACCCCCGACAAGAAGTACGTGGTGGCGGCACAAGTCGACGTGGCCTGCAAGGTCTTCTCGGCCTGCCCCGGAGAGTTCAAGGAGCTGGTGCGCAATGCTTCGCGCGGCTAAGGGTTTCGAGGCCACCTACAACGGCCTCACGTATCGAGCGAAGAAGGGCGAGCAGGTCGACGGCCTGCCCAAGTCCCTCCTGACCATCCTGAAGCGGGACGGAATCGTGAAGGAGTCCCGCACGTCCAAGAAGGAGACGGCAGATGATTAACACATCCATCGGCCTCCTCGGCGTCGCCCGCCAGGAGTCCAAGACCAAGGCCGCGCCGACGCCGACGTTCCGACACGGCCTCACCGGCGGCGGCCTGATCAAGCCCGAGCGCACCGTCGAGCAGAAGAACGTGGCGTGCGGCCTGCGAGCCAACACCACCAACGGCGCATACGTCTCCGAGGTCAACATGGCCGTCGACTTCGAGACGCTGGCCTATGCCGACTCGCTGGCACTCTACATCCTCGCCGCCATGGGCAACCTCGTCACCACGTCGGCCGAGAAGTCCGGCTACTACAAGCACGTGATCACCCTCGGCTCCGAGATTCCCTTCCTGACCTTCTGGGGCCAGGTGGGCAACACGTCGGCCGCCACGGTGCACAAGGCCACGGGCTGCAAGATCGACACGCTCTCCCTCTCCTTCGAGGGCAACGCGCCGCTCGACATCGGCATCACGGCCGCAGGCATCGACGCCGCCCTGTTCGGCGGCTGGTCCGGCGAGACGGAGCCCTCGTGCTTCGACGGCTACTTCATCCCGACCAACGGCACGTTCAAGTTCTCCCCCAACGACCAGACCCCCATCGAGGTGCTGGTGACCAAGGGCGAGTTCGAGCTTTCCAACAGCCTCACCTCCTACCGAGGCGCGGGCCGCGTCATCGCATCCGAGGTCGCCGAGTCCAAGCTCAAGACCACGGTGAAGCAGACCATCATCCCCGAGGACTACACCGAGATTCGCAAGGTCCTCACGGGCAGCGAGAACGGCACGACCGTGACCAACAAGGTCGTCTACGGCTCCGCCGCATGGGACTTCACCCACTCGCAAGACCCCAACTGCACCATGAGCGTCGTCTTCTCCAACGTCCCGTGGAACTGCGAGACGCCGGAAATCGACCCCGAGGGCAGCGCCGCCGAGGTCGAGTTCAGCGCCGACGACATCGGCGTGGCGGCCAAGGACGGCTCCCCCGTGACCATCACCATCGTCAACAAGGTTCAGACCTACGCAGCAGCCTAGGAGGCACATAAATGCTCAAGTTCCACTTCACCCTCACCGACGGCAAGAACGACCCCATCGAGTTCGACGCGGGCCGCACCTCCAACTGGAAGTCCATCGACGCGATGGCATCCATCCCCGACTCCCCGCACAAGGCCGCCTACAACGACTTCGTCTGGTGCGTGATCGCCGCCGAGCAGGCGGGCAAGGCCGAGGAGGTCGGCATCGAGGGCATGGAGCTGGCCGAGGCCGCCGAGTACATCGCCGACACCTACGACGCCGTCGTAATCGACGACAACACCAAGCTCCTCGCCAAGGAGAAGGACGCCCCTTTAGCTTCTGCGCCCGCCAAGTAGCAAGCGCCGCGCGAATCACCGGGGCCTCCCCATACGACATGGCGCGCCTCCTGGACGAGTACCCGTTCGTCTTCGAGGAGTGGCTGGCCCTATTCGACCGTCGCGGCGAGGGCTTCGCGGCCAAGCGCGAGAGGACGAGGGGCGAGCGCGTGCAGCGCCTGTTCGACCGCATGGGGAGGAAGAAATGAGCAGCCTGAGCATCAGGGTCGAGGGCCTCGCGGAGACGCTGAAGGGCCTCCGCGAAATCGACCGCGAGCTGCCGAAGGAAGTAAAGAGGGGGCTGCGCGAGGACGTGCGGCCCCTTTTTGCCGCCTATCAATCCTACGCGCGCGGCCTCGGCGGCTCCGGGCAGTACGCAGCAAACGCCTCGATGCGGACCATATCGGCGGGCGTGAAGATCGCCAACAGCGACCCCGGAGCAGGCCCCATCGAGTTCGCAAACCCCGGCGCGTTCTACCTGAACGGCCCCAGGGCGGGCAGGCGCATGGGCGTGCCCCATGCCGGGAAACCGCGCGCGCTCATGCGCGCCGTCGACGAATACGAGGACGAGGTGCGCGACCGCGTGGAATCGCGCATCGAGAAAGTAATCCAGAGGTACCTAAATGGGTAAGGCATCAATCTCCATCGCCGTCACAGGCTCCTACAACGGCTCCGCGCTGGAGAAGGCGGAGCGCCGCCTCGACAGCCTTTCCAAGAAGGCCGTGGCCGCGAGCGGCAACCTAGACACCGCCGGTGGCAAGCTGGTGAGCAGCGGCTCCAAGCTCGCCAAGGCGGGCGGCGAGATATACAACACCGGGGCCAGAATCGAGGCCGCCGGGCAGAAGCTGGTCCCCGTAACGGCAGCCATCGCGGGCGTGGCCGTGGCCACGGGCGCTGCGGCCGTCAAGATCGACACGTCCCTCACGGGCGTGCGCAAGACCGTGGACGGCACCGAGGAGCAGTACCGCCAGCTCAAGGAATCGGCCATCGAGTTCTCCAAGACCAACGCGGTGAGCGCCGACCAGATTCTCGACATCCAGGCGCTTGGCGCGCAGCTCGGCTTCTCCATCGACGAGCTGGACGAGTTCTCGCGCGTGGTATCCGGTCTGGACATCGCCACCGACATGAACGCCGAGCAGGCGGCCACCGAGCTGGCACAGTTCGCCAACATCGTGAAGATGTCCCACAGCGACGGGAGCCGCTACGGCTCGGCCATCGTCAACCTCGGCAACAACCTCGCCACAACCGAATCAAGCGTCTCGTCCATGGGGCAGCGCATCGCGGCCGCATCCAACCAAGTCGGCATGAGCACGCCGGACATCCTCGGATGGTCCGGTGCCATGTCCTCCCTCGGCATCGAGGCCGAGGCCGGTGGCACGGCGTTCTCCAACACCGTCGCATCCATCGACAAGGCCGTGGCCACGGGCGGCGACGCGCTCGACTCGTTCGCGTCCATCGCGGGAATGAGCGCCGACCAGTTCGCCCAGAGCTGGAGGACGAGCGCCACCGACACCATGCTGGCCCTCCTCAAGGGCACCAACAGCGCCGAGAACATGACCGTGGCGCTGGAGTCCATGGGCGTGACCGGCATCAGGCAGACCGACGTGCTCAAGCGCCTCGCGGGTAACACTGACCTCGTGAGCCAGGCGCTTCAGGTATCCAACGACGGCTGGCGCGAGAACACCGCGCTGCAGGACGAGGTCAACAACCGAAACGACTCCATGGCCGCCAAGCTGGAGATTCTGCAGAACAAGGTCACAGCGGTGGCCGAGGACATCGGCACGCCGCTGGTGAACGCAGCCACCGACGCCGTCGACGCGGCCGAGCCGCTGTTCGAGGCCGTCGAGAACGTGACGCAGGGCTTCGCCGACATGGACGAGGGCGCGCAGCGCAACATCATCACGCTCGCCGCCGTGGCCGCAGCCGCCTCGCCGTTCCTCACCACCACGGGCCGAATCGTCAAGACCGTGGGCAACACCGTGACCGCAGTGGGCAAGGCCAAGCAGGAGTGGGGCGTCTACGCCGACGCGCTGACCACTACGAACGCCTCGGCGCTAAAGACCTACAGCAGCAACGAGAAGTTGAGCAAGGCCCTCGAGAAGAACCCGGCGGCCAAGGCGGCCGGAGGCGTCGAGAAGTACGTCGAGGCCGTGCGCAACGCCAACAGCGACACGTCCAAGTACAACACGGCCGTCCGCAAGCTGTCGAACGAGCAGAAGAAGGGCAGCAAGGCCAACGCCGAACTCGTCGAGAGCCTCAAGAAGGAAGTCGTCGAGAAGCGCAACGCAATGAACCAGTCGAACGGTCTGGTGAACGGCTACAAGCAGGAGGCCGCAGCGGCCAACACTTCTGCCGCAGCAACCGAAAGAAGCGCGGCCAAGATGATGGCGGGCGCGGCAGCGGCAAACGTCCTCAAGACAGCGTTTGCGACACTCGGCCCCGCGTTCGTGATCGCCGGAATCGGGATGTTCGTCCAGAGCATGGAGGACGCCAAGAAGCACGCCGACAACCTGAAGGCATCGACCACCGAGCTGGAGGCCGCCGCCGCTGGGGCCAAGAACGAGGTCAAGGAGGAGGCCGGGGCCTTCGACGTCCTCACGGGCTCCACGGGCAGCGCCAAGGCCGACGTCGACAAGATGCTCGAGAGCCAGGCGCAGCTCGCCACCACGCTCAAGGACACGAACACATCGACCGCCGCGCAATCGGCACAGCTCACGGCCGCATACGACACCATCAGGGAGTACGCGAACAAGAGCGACCTAAGCACCGAGGCACAGGGCCGCCTGCGCGCTGCGGTCGAGACGGTCAACTCGATGTGCGGCACGCAGATAAGCGTCGTCGACCAGGCGAACGGCAAGCTCGCCGACGAGCACGGAGCCATCAGCGACGTCACGGGCGCGCTCGGCGAGTATGTCGAGAAGAAGCTCGAGCAGATCAGGGTGGACGCGCAGCAGTCCAACCTCACGGCCCTCTACGAGCAGCAGGCGCAGGACATCCAGACCCTCGCCGTGGCCCAGAAGGACTACAACGACGAGCTCAACCGCTGCATGAAGAACAACCCGCAGATGACGCGCGAGCAGGCCGAGCTGACCGTCAGCTACACGAAGCAGGGCAAGGCACTCGACGAGGCCAAGGCCGCGCTCGGCGCGGTGAACAACTCCATCGACACCGTCACGGAGAGTCTCGGCGCATCCGTGGCCGTGGCAGACGGGGCCACGGCGAGCGTGAAGGACCTCGCGGCGGCGTCACCGGCCGTCTCCTCCGCGTTCGTCGGCCTCGGGAAGGACCTTGGCCAGTTCTGCGACGACCTCCAGAGCGCCGGAATCAGCGTCGAGGACTTCCAGAGCCTAAGCGACGAGCAGCTGATCAAGCTGTCCGCCTCGTGGGACGGCACCACCGGGAGCATCATCAAGGCCCTCGGCGACATGGGCATCAAGTGCAAGACCGAGGGGCAGGCGGCGGCCGACAACTGGGCCAGCGGCCTAAGCGCGGGCGCGCAGGGAGCCATCGGCGCGGCCCAGCAGGTCACGGGCTCCACGCTCGAGGAGTTCAAGCGCAACTGCGACGACTACGGCATCGCCGGAGACGCCGCCGTGACGGCATTCGCCAACGCGCTCGCCCAGGGCGACACCTACGACGTGGCGGCGGCAAAGGCCAGGGAGGCCGTTGGCGGCCTCGACGAGGCCAAGCAGGGCGGCTCCGATGCGGGAACCCTCGCCGGTGCGCTGTTCGCCAGCGGCATCACGACCGGAGGCGCGCCGACGGAGGGCAACGCCGCAGCGCTGGCCGCAGCGCTGGCGAGCGGCATCTCCACCGCCGCCGCCGACGCATCCGCGACAGAAATGGTTATAG